ATGAATAAAAATCGCTATAAACTCATTTTTAGTAAAACTAAAGGCTGTCTTGTACCTGTTGCTGAAACGATTAATTCTGCAGTAGGAAATGCCTCATCAAAAGACGTTTCTGACACCGAGATAAGTGCTTCTCAACCAGCGCTCAACTCGCCGCTTTCGACCCTTTCTGTGTTAGTCAAAACCGCATTTAATCCGGTTTCAACATTGATGTCGTTGACTTGGAAAGAATACGCCGTTTTATTATTAAGTGTGGTGTCTTTTCCACTTATGGCACAAGCCTCTGATACAGATTCGGTGGTACAAAGAAAACCTGACTTAACTGATGTGACGAATAGCACAAACTATCATGTGGAATTAGACAAAGCGCATCATGATGCTAAAGTGATCCATAGTGATATAAATAATATAGTCTCAGCGATATAAATGGGACTTATGGGGAATGAATGTTACTTAGTGGGATAGAGAAATTGTAAAAGAGTTTCAGTATGTGAAAAAGATTGAGAGGCTATAATCAGCCTCTTTTTTTATGTGAACATGTCCATTTGATTATGCTTTATTACTTGTTTACGAACTCGATTAATCACTTTACGAATACCTGATTCAGTCATATTGTATTTCTTAACTAAGAAAACCCAGTTATTCCCGTTGAAGTCGTTATAAATATCTAAGTCACGTTGTGCGATTTTATAATGAAAATCCTTAGGAAAGGAAATTACCATACCGCCGTAGTGTTCAGCCAAAAAATCAGCGACGTGTATTGAAATCTGTTCACAAATGTCCTGATCGAGATTGTAATTTTTACATAGCGCGCTCACATTATCTTCAATATCGCGTAAAAGCTCGTGTCGCGTTACTTCCATTTGTGTGCTCATTACATACCTCCTAGTTCACGTTGCTGCCACTTCTTTAATCTTTCTAAAACTTTTGTTGCTTGCTCGTTATCAAGCCAGCTGACGAATCGGATTGGCTGACCATCTTTATTTTTAGCAATCTTTGCAACATAAGCGTTTAATGCGTCTTCACTACTATTTCTAATTATACCTTGTGAATACATCTCAAGCCATTTAGCACGTATTTTCTTTGTGATATTGCTTAAAGTGTATTGTTGGCTTGTACCTATTCTGTGTTTTGTAGTGTTTGTTTTGACACTAAAACCGCGAGATTTCATACCATCTAGTACTTTTTCAAGCTCAGAAACGGTCATGTTAGAGCAACTAGATTTTTTTACTGTATTAACGAGGAAAGCTCGGTATGTTTCTTTATCCATACCAAGCTTTGATTGTGCTATATGTATTAATTTAATTAACTGTTTTCGTCTAATTTGATTTTCCATTTTTATCACCATAAAACACATTATTCAGCCCACTTTTTTTGGGGGTAAATGGGCTGTAAATATGCCTTATTTAGTAAGGTAACATGTCATCATCATCTAGTTTTAATTTTTCCTCTTCTTCTATTTCTGAAACTAATTCCTGTAATGCTTTTGAGATTGCGTTTCTTATTCTTTCGTCTGTATTCTCTCTTGCTAATAAAAAAGTCATAGCCTCATGGTCTAATAAGCTTTGATGCCACTCCAATTCTTCAAAAAGACTACCTTCCCAGTTAATACGTTTTACTTTTCCACCCAAGATCTCCGTATCTTTTGAGAACGCTAAGTTATCAGCGGTTACTTCATCAATTTCAATTTCAAGTGTAAGTAACACTTTTGGTTCTTTTTCCGTGCCCATAATCTATTCTCCTTGTAATGCCAAAAATTCACTCTGCTTAATTTCAGTGAGAAAATCTGGAATATTTGGGAAGTTATCACCACCAAATGCTTTTGTTTTAACTGGTATTGATACAAGGAAATGATTGTCTGCGACACCACACACTGTAATATACCCCATGCGATTACCAAGTACCCAACAACGTAGTTTTAATTTACGTAACATAAAATTATTGAAACTTGGGTATTTTTTTAATAACTCTCTAATGTCTTGGATTTTTGCATTGAGCGCTTTTCCTACTTTAGTGCGTCCATCGCCAGTAATTTTTACTCTTTCATTATTTATTTTTTCAATTTTGTAAGAATTGTCATCTTTGATTTTTTCAAATTCTGGATTGTTTATAGTACATGCAATACCAAAGATGCTATTTTCGTCACCATACCAACATTCATAAAAAGGAATTGTCTGAAAAATAGTTTCTAATTCTTTATCTCTTTTTTCGCGATCATCTCGCCATTGTTTATCAAGTGATTTAATAGGCTCTTTATCAAGAGAACATTTGAAATAACGGAATTCTGGTCTCATATTTACTCCTTAATCTTCAATTAATTCGAGGTCTTCAAATTTAATTATATGACCACATTGTCTTGCAGGTGAGCCTGTAGCTATTTGTTCATTGTTCCAATCAATTTGACTTTTTGTCATAACGTTATAGCGCGCAGCTCTGTATTTGTTAATTGCAACAATTGTTCCAATTTTTTCTTCATAAAAACTCGGTAAGCGTACTTTAGCCCCAATAGGAAAAGGAGGTTTAATATCATTATGTTGTATCCATTGGTTCTCTTTTTCGTAAATTTGCCGATTTACAAACAACTCGAATTTTTCAATCTTACACAAATCTTCGTAAGTGAACTCCCAGCCATAATCTTGAATTAATAACGTCATCAATACTTGTGGGTCTTGATAACAGTGAAATTCTGCAATTAGCGACTTATAAATACCATCCCTATATTCTTCTGCAACTAAAGCATCCTCATGATAAGAATCTGGATAATGCTGTTTAATGAATGCATGCACTGTTTCTTCTGCGAATCCATCATCATTAATGGATGGGCGTGGGGGATTAAATGTTACTTTCATAATTCACCTCTTTCTCTGAGTTGCTTCTCTTCGCTGATTTCTGGTGCAATGTTGCGAAGAAAAGCAATTTTGCGCTTAATATTTTTAGCTTCACGCAGTGCACTGTTAAACATAATGGCACTGCTTCTTTCATCGCCATTATTCATAAAGTCAAGCGATGCTTGAAATGCATTGATAATATCTGCAATTTCTGCCGCACAATCTTGCTTTTCTGTTAATGTCATTTACATCTCTCCAATTTCAGTTACATTTCGCACTTCCGAAATCTGTTTTGGTAATTCATCGAGCTTTTCTAAACTAAAATCGTCAGTTAACTTAGATACATCATCGATATTTTCCGCAACCACCAAGACCTCAAGTAAGCATTCAACACGTACAATAAACTTTTTCATTTCACACCCCAGCAATATCAAGTGAAATTGGTTTCCATGTATCAGTATCACCCACGCGCTCATAAATGCGCACATACGCTTTAGAGCTGACAACCTGCACGCTTTCACTAATAGCCTGCATCGCGTTTAACCAACGCTTGTCTTTAATGTCGACACGACGCAAACCAAGAATACGTGAAGTATTGAGATTCCCTTCTTTATCCACATTAAACGCCCGTTCAATTAAAGCTCTAAGTTCTGGGCGAGAACCTTCGGACCATTCATTTAAACACTCATCAATGAGGACTTTTGCCGCTTGAATACGCTCATCGAACTGCAAGTTGTCGTTAATAGCGCGCTGAATTTTGTACTTACCATCGTAGCTAAATAGCGTAATATTGCCCTTATTACCGCCAATTTTGGCATCATATTTCTCAGCTGATAGGTCAATAAATGCTTGAATATCACCAAAAATATGCTCTTTAAATGCTTTCATCTCACCGTGCAGTGCAATGGCTTTTTCCACCCATTCATTGACTAGTGAATCACGTTCTCTATCAATTTCTTTAATGAGTTCTTCCGGCGTGAGATTACCTTTTGCATCAGCCCAGTAGGTTTTACCATTAATGATTTGCTTAGCCATATTTGTCTCCTTGTTATTTTTAATGAATCGTATCTGAATCTTTTGCAAGCTTTTCAAGCTTCGCATGAAAGATGCTTGGGTCTTTTTTAAAGTAAAAACGGATTTCCATTGTTTCCTGTCTTAATTCGATATATGTAATTTCACTTGCAATCATTACCGCCATATTTTCTGGTGTCAGTTCAATTTTTCTCAGCATAAAAACCAATAAGTCCAGGAATCGGTCATCTGTTTTTTCAATTCTGATGAAATTATTTTTCTGCGTTTTTTCCGGCATTTTGATGTTCCTTTAAAATTGCTTTAAACGTGTCATTGTTGTTACTGTTTTTAATGACTTCAAAATAATCAATGCCATTGATTAAAGCATTTGCAATTGTTGCGGGATCTTTTGCTTGTAGAACAAACATCAGACAGTAGCGATAAAACAGATCTTTGTTGTTTCTATTAATTTGTTTTATTGTTTCTTTACCCATAAGCCCTCATTAATGAATTGTTTCTGAACGTGGAAATGAAAAAATAATACGACAACTCGCTAACATGCGTTGTGCTGTTGAAATAAGTTGTTCTGTTGCATCGTGCATATGTGAATAAACAAACGCCTTGTCAGTGTCTAACCACTTTTGCGTAAGCGCGTTGTGCTGTACTTCAAGCGTGGGTACACTTCCATCAAGTCTGACATGTAGAACCGTTAACCCTAATCTTGCGCATGCCATAGTCGCTTTATGTGCGGCAGTTAATTGAGATAACACATGCATATTTGCAATATTGAGTTGCACTTTTTTCTTTTGTGATTGTTGTTTAGTCATGATTACACCCCTTTCACAATATCAGCTGTGACAAGTGGCGAGCCCAGTTCAGCCGCTAAATTCATTGCCGATGTTAGTAAATTACCCACCGCTAATGGATATAACAGGCTGGTTTGTGTCTTATTTCTGCTGTTGGTCATAATTAAACGTTGACGAACGGCATCGAGTGCGTCTTTATCAAAGAAATCTGATGCTTTCTTACCGATAGCTTGTGCTCGAAAATCAACATATTGCTCCAAGCAACTATCTAATGGCTCAAGTGTGACAATTTCACAACGTTGAACGACTTCGCGGACTTCAAGGTTACGCTCTGAAAGCTTTAATTTAAGCTCCGGTTGACCGACAAGTACGATAGACAGTAGCTTTTTAAAGCCATCTTCAAGTTCAAAGAAACGTTTTAGATGTTTCAGTGTTGGCACAGGTAAACTGTGTGCTTCTTCAATAATTAGCACATGTTGATTGCCTGCGCGCGCACTGTCTTTTAAGACGCGGTGAAGTTGGCGAAAACGTGCTTCAGGTGAGCGTTTAACATTTTCAAGTGGTGCTAGAGTATTGATAATGCTTTCAGCAATGTGTGCCGCTTTAAGTGTCTTGCCTTTTAAATCGTTGTCTTCCATGGCGATAATGTAAGGTTCAATCACCACAACTGGCAGGTTTTCACTGTTAATGCGGTCGATTAAATCACGGCGTAGTGTTGACTTACCTGCACCAGATTCACCGACCACAGCGACAAAGCCACCAAATTTAGCCGTTTGGAAGAGTGCTTCACGGACGTAACGCACGTCTGGTGAACTAAACACTTCAGCAGATGAGCGCACTTCGTCGGTAAATGGATTAGAAAAAAGTGAAAAATGTTTCTTTGTCGCTGGAAATAGAGACTGTTTTGCGAGTAACATAGTATCGTCCTCTGTTGTTGGCTGGTTGCCGTTATTAATAGTGGACACTTCTGCCACTGTTGGCGCAGTGGCAGAAACCTCCGTTAAAAGTTCTTCAAGTGCGATTGAAATACCGAGTTTTTGTAATTCAACCGTCAGTTTTTGCTTAAAAAGCTCGGTATCTGTTTTAATTAACTGACCATGATTGACTAAATTCGTAATCACGGCGGGTGATACATTGAGCTTTCTTGCAAGTTTGCGTTGTGCTACGCCTTTTTGCTCTAAAATTGCTTTGAGTTTTAACATAGTGACTATCCTTAACCATTCACTATACGTAATGGTTTTGCCGTGGTTGGTAAGTGTGGTTGAGCAAGTAATTCTTCTAACTCAGGCTCAGTCATGCCATTTGGGTGGCGTTGATTAAGCCATTGCAATGTGTCTGCGCTATATTCACTTCCAAATTTCGCTTTTAAGCGTTTTGCAACCTCAATTGTGCTGAGTGGAATAAGCTCAACACGTTTTGCATTTTCAGTAAGCTCATGTTGCTGACCTTGTTTTGGCATAAAATCAACATAGTTATGTTCTTCAATGCTTTTGTATGGGTTAATACGACCACCAAAGAGCGGTGTTTTGGCTTTTTGAGCTGCTTTAACTTCATCATCTGTTTTAGCACCATAAGCAATACGTTCGGCTTCTTCCTTGTTATATTCAAACTCGCTTTTATGATGCGGTTTATACTCTTCGCCAATGACTGCCGCTTGTTCTTTAAAACCATGTTCATTAAAGATAACAGGCTCAACAACTGTCCAGTAATGATGTCCTTCTTCATCCACGCGTTGTACTTGAATACACTCTGGTCTATATGGATTTTTACCAATCGTGAGTGTGTTACCAACCATCGCTTCTTTAATGTTACGTACATCAAATACCGCCCCACCAAAATTAACCGTTAATTCTGCAGTGACTTTGCGCGTTACTAATTTTGTGATCATTAATTCGCGACAGATTTCAATGCTTGGTGCCAGTACAAGTTGCTCTTTAGTAATAGAAAGCCAGCTCATGTAACGTGTTTTTCTCGTGCGTGAATGAACTGCAGTACTGTTAAAATAGGTCATCCATTTGCCAGCCAGTTGATTTAAGTTGTCCAACCCAGTAACTCGCATAAAACGCAACCCACTCTCAAATTGGCGTTCTACAATATCGTTGCTCTTCTCAACTTGTCCTTTCGCGCGCGGCTTACCTGGTGCATTAACTTGAAGATGAATGCCAAGTTGGTCGCATAAGTGACGAAACATGGCTGATGTATTCGCAGAGCCGGGGTCTAACATCACCATTTTTGGTACGCCACAAAATGGATTGTTGTTACCACGTTTTTGCATCGCGTTGATGAAGCAATTACAAAGGTTTTCTGCACTTTCACCGCCATACACATATTCGACATAAATCACACCAGAGGTATGGTCGGTGATGACATAGCGCCAAACACGTTGATTTTCGACTTTCTTCACGTTAGCGGGTTTGTTCTTATAGAACTCTTTTTCTTCCATAATGTTTAAGCCATTTCCGCCGTCTGTTTGCTCTTTGAGGTAATACAACACACACAAAGAGGGGTCGATTTGCCAACAGTGGTTTGGATGTAAGCTTTTCATACTGTTAACTGGCGCAGGGCGAGATAGCTGTTCAGGATGTAGGTTATAAGTACGTAATGCCCGACTGACCGCACTTTCTGAAAGTAAGCGTATTTCACCTGTGCTTTCGTCAATGTATTCTGCTTTGATTTCATTGTTTGCACGTAATACATCAAGCACGCTGGCAAGACTGGACATGACTTTGTTATTCACACCACGACGGCAGGCTAACCAGTAAGCCGAAATAATTTTTGCCTCGTCCAAACTCAAGTTCACATTGCCTTTATCTGCACGTTGTTTGCGTTTTGGCTGACTAAATTGTTTTAATTCACACATTAATGTTGCATAACTGATATTCAACTGTTCACAAGCTTGCGCATAGATTTCACCTTTTTTGCCATGTCCTGCTGCTTGTGCAAGCTGTGAAATCTCTAGCAGTTTTTCAGGTAAAATCGCCATGGTGATTGTCCTTATTCTTGTTCTTCGCCGTTAATGATGGCGTTAAATGCATCACTATAATCGGGCGTTTCATTACCACGCGCCCAGGCAGGTGTGTTATCACCATCCGCAAATTGAGGGAGGTTAAACGTAGTACGTAATTCATTAATAACAAGCTCAATCTCGGCTAATACACCCGTCATAAACTGCTTGTGATCAATGCCACTTTCTTGTGTATGTGCATCTAATGTTTCAAATGCTTTCCACACTTGCCCGCGTAGAATGGCTTCGGATCCATAAACAAGCTGGGATGTTTCTTTACGCAACACACCACCTTTTTCATCTGGCGTTAATGTGTTGATGTATTGCTTTTTCTTCTCAAGTTCTGCATCAAGCTGATCGATACGTTTATTCTTGTTATCAAGAACACGTTCCTGTGCGGTATAATTGTCTTTTGCTGTTTTTAATTGCGCTTCTAAGCTCTCTTTTTCTTTTGCGTGTTTAACCGTCAACTCTTCGATTTTCTCAATCAAATCTTCTTTGTCGGTTGCCTCTGAGTAGTCGGCATCTACGATTTCTGAACGAGCATCTTCTGGGAGTTTACGTAATTTGCGTAAATCACGATAACCAAGACCAAGGCGTTGAGAGGTTTCTAAAAAATCTTCACCTAGAGAATTTAGATTTTGCAAATCCTCATCAACTTTTTGACGGGTTAGTCCGCACATTAAGCAAAACTCTTCCCAAGTGCCGACACGTCGGCAGTTTCCATTATCATCATAGAAATCTAACTCTTTGAATTGCTTGGTTTCTTTGACTTGAGATAGTAATTTCAAAGTGCTGACGGTCAGCAGTTTTTGTGCAAAATCAAAGGCTTTTACCATTCCTAAAACTTCATGAGCTTGTGTTTTAGCTCGAGTCATGGCTTTAGCAGCTAAAGCAACGGCATTTTGTGATTGTTCAATGGTTAAATTTGTCATATTACTTTCCTTAACTTAAGGCGCCAGCGGCAATGCGTTGGTTTAGTTGTTCGACTTTTTCAATAGCAAGATTGCATTCGTTTGCATGAGCTGTTGCAATTTGCAGTACTTGAATACTTAATGCAAAGCGATCTTCGGCTAGTCTTATGACAAAGCCTTCGTCAAGTAATACGGCTAATGCGCGTGAAATATTGACCTGACTTTCATTTAATCTCTCTGCAAGTTGACTGTTACTAAGCCCTGTTAATGAGAATCCTTTTAATGCACGAATGATGTTTAATGCTCTACGGGCTGGCTTGCTATTTGTCCCTTTTAATTCAGTCATAGATACACCTCATTAATTAACTTTGCCTTGTAAGCTTTTAACTTGATTAAGCGGAATATTGTGTTTATCGACGATTTGTTGTGTGTTTTGTTTACGGAACTTATTCAAAATTGCTTGGTTTTTAATGTCTTTGCGTTCGCGTCGTCTGTATTCGCGTGCTAAATACCAGATACAAAATTTAATCAGTAATCTTTTCATTTTGAGCTCCTATTTCGCTACAAGCGGTCAGTTCCGCTTAAACTGTTATCAATTCAAATTGGTAACGAAGAATGTGTGATTAAGCCGCTACTTGTGGGGATTCAGGATCAGGTTTTAACCCTAGTAGCACTGCTGTTTTATGGCTTTCTCCCCAAGTACCCTTCAACTGCCCACGAAGCAAGTCGGAAATGGCTTGCTGACTTACCCCAAAGTGTCTCGCCCATTCACTACGGTTAATTCCATGAAGTAAAAAATAAGCTCTTACACTTTCAGGCGTTTGGGGATAAGGCAAAGGCTTAAATGATGTTTTTGGCATTTCGCCTCCTATGTAAATTGTGGTAAATTATGGCAGTTAGTTTATTCAACCCGAGGAGCTGAAAATGGAAAACCAACTTGCCGAACTAAAAAAAGAAATAGAAGAATTAAAAATTCAAAATCAGCACCAAAACTTACTGCTAACGCTTTTACCTATGGTGCTTGGCGAAGATCAGCGTGCTAAATTTGCTGTGCTGATAAAGGACTTTATTCAGAAGTCCCAAAAACAATTGCCTGAACAGCTCGTAAGGTTTCTGGGGTCATACCTTCAAGTTTTGGAGAAGGCTGAGTAATCTCACGAATAACTGCCACCACCTGTGGCTTTTTTAAAAAATAAATCAATAACCGACTAAACATAAACACCTCCTTTTTTCTGTTGGTTTATGGTTGGCTTGTTGTTGATGTGGTAGATTATTGCATTCAATCGAATGCATTTCAAGTATTTATTTGAGATCATTTTGAGGTTTTTATGACTACAGTTGGTGAGCGCTTAAAAAATGAGCGAGAAAAATTAAAATTGACACAAGAACAATTAGGGGCAATTGGCGGTGTAAAAAGACTAGCTCAAGCAAATTATGAGAGCGGAAAAAGAATACCTGATGCCAGATACCTAGCCGAAATAGCAAAAGTAGGGATGGATATAATGTATGTCCTATTCGGTGAGCGTGCCAACACCGCCATCAACGATGAAGAACTACTCCTGCTCCATAAATTCCGCAACGCCGACCCAGCAGTGCGTAAATTTATGCTTGGTGAAGGTGTTGCAAAGTCAACAATGAGAATTAAAGGAGATAGAAATAAGCAGAACAAACGTACTAATGAGCAATGTTCAATGGAAATTGAAGGTAATAACAATATTCAAATAGCTAATAAAAAATAATTTTCTATGAAATTGGTCTAGGAGGATGCTATGTCGATGAAAATCAAAGGAAACAATAATGTTCAAGTACATTTTAATGAATTTAACATTAACACTATTTTTAGCGATCAACAGTGTCATGGTAATCAGCAAATAGACTTAACTTTGTTTACAGATAAACAATTGAAGGATGTAAAGCGTAAATTACGTAATGAAAGAATTAAAATTTTATTTAGTGCACTATCACAGAAAGACATCAAGAGAGTGTTTTTTGGATATTTCATTTTTATTTTTATTTTGAACTGCATTCCAAGATTTTCAAATGAATATGATGTTGAATTATCTTCTTTTGTCTTAAATATTGGAATTGCTGTGGGTATTTTTGGTGCATTTATCCTTTGGGCTAGTTGGCTTTGTAAAAAAATGTCTTTTTCTAACAAAGCGATAGATGTTTTATTTAAAGTAAATCAAAGAAAACAAGACATTATAGAAAAAGAATTACAGCGACGTTTTAATGAATACTGGGCAAGGAAATGTGGTATTAAGAAAGATATTCTGGAATATTTTGATAATGATTAAAGGGAGTGAAATATGAAAAAAATAGTAATCTTAATTACTTTGCTGTTTCCATTTATGGTTTTGTCTGCACCAGTTGATGGCTATAAGGATTTAAAATTTGGTATGACATTAGAACAAGTACGGAATACTAAACTATGTGATAGTGGATGGCGAACACCTAAACTCAATGAATGGCAGAAAGTGATCAGAAGTCACTGGATGTGCGATCAGTTTCTTTTTAATAATGGGCATACTTTTGCTGTAGTTCGTTTTATTGGAGGTGAACTTAGTGAAATTGAAATTGAGATACCAGAATATCCTAAATATACGATAGATGAGCTATCCAATGCATTAACAGAAAAATATGGAAAGCCCATTATAGAAAAAATAGATTTGATAGAAAAGGATATAAAAGAAGGTCGAACCAAAAAACGTAAAAAAGATGAAAGTAAATTACTTGAACGGCGTAGATTTGCTGACGATACCGTTTCACTACGCTTTTTTACTTATAACGGTAAAGTTGAGCTTCCAACTCTCTTTTACTCAGTACCGAATATAAAAAAATACTCTGATACTGAAGAATCAAATAAAGCTGAAAAGAAAGCTCTCATAGATTCACTTTGAAATAAGTTATAAGCAACAAGTACATACTTAACAGGCTGATTTAATTGAGGTAATGTTATGAATACTGATTTCTTGGAACGTTTGGAATATGCCGTAAATATGGAAGAGAAGAACCTAATGCTTGATAGTAATATTTTTACTGAGTTTCCCAGTATTGAACAATTAAATGCGTTTATTCAAAAAGAGAAACCAACTCTTTCGTTAAATATTACAGTTATTAAACCTCTTGAACATTTTTCTGAAGGAACTAGTCAAGGAATGAGTAAAATTGATGTTATTCATATTGAATGGGAGTAAAAATTACTGTTTTTCTTGTGGTAATGGAGGCAAGTCATAAGGCTTGCCTCTTGGTTTTATATGTGAAAAAGGTTCATAAATCAACATAGTCAATTCTCGCTTGTGTTTTTGTTGTACACTATGCCTAAATCTCTCCTAAAATTATTCTAGACGTGTCCAAAATACATCTGACGCAATAAAAGTCATACTGAAATTCCTTATTAATTGATTTTCAAATCAACCCTAAACCAAGGAGTTTCTTATGTTTTTTAGTGGCTTTATCAAAGCAATCAAAGCTGGGCGTTTACTTTCGTGGTTAGTCTCAGCATTAGCCTTACTCACGTTAATTACACTCATCTCTCCACATCAATTACCTATCGTAGTTTATAAGCTTGCACTGGTTTCTATTGCCGCTATTGTAGGCTATCACTTAGACAGAGCCCTTTTTCCTTATTCAAGCCCTGGTGGCTATTTAAAGCGAAACTGGAAGAATAAATATCGGCTCACACCACGTGTTGACAATGAACCAGAATATGCCGTTTGTGATGGTTATTTAATAGTATTTGCGTTAGTTGTTTTACGGCGTGCTGTGATTGTCGGTGCGGTGATGTTAGGTGTCACGCTAGGGATTTAATATGCGAAGACTTTATGCCTTATTCATCGTTTTGGTTGCACTTGTTATTAGTCCTGTATTTGCAACAAGTACGCAATACAAGCGTGTCTTAACGCAAGAAAGTCATGCAAACTGGGGCTTAAATGCCCCAATTGCAGTCTTTGCGGCACAAGTTCATCAAGAGTCAAACTGGAATGTAAAAGCCATCTCGCCTGTTGGCGCACAAGGCTTAACGCAATTCATGCCATCAACGGCAAAATGGATAGCTCAACGCTATCCCTCACTTGCCATAAATCAGCCATTTAACCCTAACTGGGCGCTTCGAGCTTTAGTCGTTTACAACAAATACCACTACGACAAGATTGCCGCAAAAACGGAATGTGACCGCATTGCATTTACGTTATCAGCGTATAACGGTGGCTTAGGTTGGGTGCAGCGTGACAAGAAGAAAGCCCAAGCACAAGGGTTGGATCCCTTGTTGTACTGGAATAACGTCGAACAAGTAAATGCTGGTCGAAGTCGGGCTAATTTTGCTGAAAACCGTGGCTATCCAAAACGAATTATCTACTACTGGCAGCCACGCTATATAACCTGGGGAAATACCGTATGTTTGCACGATTAATTAAAGGACTGTTTAGTAGTAGCCTTGGTAAGCATTTGATTAATGGCATATTAATTGCTGTAGTCTCTATTTGGGGCTACTACCAAGCCTATAAAAGTGGTTATCAAGCGTCTCGTTTAGAATTTGAAATTATTAAAAACCAAGTGGTACAGGCGCAGTTACTTGCGCTGGATAAACAAATTAAACAAGCCAATCAAGCGAATTTAGCCCTAAGTGAAAATTTAGGGCGTTATCAGCAACTGGGAGATAAGACCACAGATGAATTACAAAAAATATTGGCAAAAACAAATGAACTACGTCGCCATTGCCAGTTTAATGCTGACAGCATGCACGCACTCAATCTCGCCCGCACCCGTGCAGCCCAAGCAGTTACCCGCGGTATTGGCAATACCATGTCAAGCACCAGTGCCATTACCAATGAATCAAAGTGATGCGGTATTCATCGCATTAAAGCAAATGTATGACTTATATGGCGAATGCGCGGGACGGCATATTGAATTAATAAACTATATTATCAGGGAGGAAAAATGATTGAGGTTGGGGGCTGGCAAGTGATCACTTTCTTTGTGAGTCTTGTCATTACAATTATCGGCATGTTGATTGGTTTCGGTAAGCTTTTACTCTCACAATTTGAGGCAAAACTGAATGAAAAATTTAAATTCAGTGAAGAACGATACAGACAACTGCATGATGATATTAAAGCAGCTAAAGACTTATCTGAAGCAGCGAATAAAACAGTGACAGAGTTAAAAACATCATTACCACTTGATTACCAGCGTCGAGAAGACGCAGTGCGTAGTGAAACAGTCAATTCGGCACGTTATGACACAATTAACGAAAAGCTGGATAAAGTCATTTTAATGTATGGACGGAGCTAACATGATTGAATTTGACAAAAACAAACGCGAGCACATTCGGTGGCTTATTTTATTAACACTTGACTACGCACGTCCTATCGGAGCCGCAGAAAGTCTTATTTTAAGCACGATCCAATGTGTGCCAATGCAATTAACGGCATTAGAACTTAGACGTGAATTAGATTACTTAGCAGGTAAAGAACTCATTTGCATCACAGGTCGTGAAACCATGCGTTGGCATGCCAAACTCACAAGTAAAGGTATTGACGTTGTGGAATATACCGCGCCTGTTGGCGCTGGGATTGCTCGTCCAGAAAAATATTGGTAATGGAGGTATCTATGCCAAAACGTTCTACGGTAAAAGCATTACCTCAATCAATTAGAGATTGGCTTGATTCTGCACTAGTTGAAAATAATTTTAGTGGTTATCGTGAGCTTGAAGATGAACTTAAAAAGCGTGGTTATGACATTTCAAAAAGTGCAGTCCATCGCTACGGGCAAAAGCTTGAACAACGTCTCGCGTCAATAAAAGCAAGTGCCGAAGCCGCTAAAGTTATTTCTGAAAATATCAGTAATGAAAAAGGTGTCCAAAGTGATGCGATTTTAGAAATGATCCAAAGCGAAGTGTTTCAGGCGTTAATGAGTCTTGAGGAAATAAAAGAAGAAGACGACCCAATGAAACGCCTGGCGGCATTATCCTTTGTCGGGAAAAACATCAGCCCGTTGATTGGAGCAAGTATCAATCTGAAAAAATACCAAGCTGAAATTAAAGCTCGTGCTGAGGCTGCTGCAAAAGAAGTGGATAAAGTTGTGAAGAAAAACGGCTTAACAGAAGAAACAGCAGAGCAAATTCGAAAACAAATTTTAGGTATTGTGTAATGACTAAACCAAACCAAGGTGCTATTGGCATACTTCCATTTAAACAGTCTGTTGTGTCATTGCAAGTGCAGCATAATTATAAAACTCCGATGTTGTTACTTGGCTATCAACAGCGATGGTGTGCGGATTTAACACCAGTCAAAGTTTGTGAGAAATCTCGCCGTATCGGGTTATCTTGGGGTGAGGCGGCAGACAGTGCATTGCTTGCTGCTTCTCAAAAGGGTATGGATACTTGGTACATCGGTTATAACAAAGATATGGCGCAGGAATTTATCCGTGATTGTGCTGATTGGGCTAAAGTATATGGATTAGCTGCAGGCGAAATTGAAGAAACAGAAGAAATATTCAAGGATGGAGATGAAGAAAAAGCCATTCTTGCTTATATCATCCGTTTTGCTAGTGGCTGGCGCATTACCGCACTGTCCTCCCGTCCGTCTAACTTACGGGGTAAGCAAGGTCGTGTGATTATTGACGAAGCAGCGTTCCATGATGATTTAGCAGAGTTGATGAAAGCAGCCATGGCGCTCCTAATGTGGGGTGGTCAAGTGCATATTATCAGCACGCATAATGGGGTCGATAACCCTTTTAATGAATTAGTAGAGGATGTTAAAGCTGGTAAAAAACCATACAGTTTACACACAATACCATTTGACGATGCGATTGAAGATGGGGTTTATCAACGCATTTGTTTGCGCTTAGGGCGTGAATGGACAAAAGAAAGTGAACAAGCATGGGTTGCTCAAATTAGAGCATCTTACGGTGATGCAGCATCAGAAGAGTTAGACTGTATTCCGAAAAATTCAGGCGGTGCCTGGCTTACTCGTGCACTTATCGAAAGCCGAATGAGTAAAGAGACACCACTTATCCGCTTAACTAAGAATGATGAGTTTAGCTTAATAGATGAGCCAGTCCGTTACGCCGAAGTCGAAGAATGGTGCGAAGAAAATCTCTTACCTGTATTGCAAGCACTACCACAAGGACAGCGCAGTTATCTCGGTGAGGATTTTGCCCGCACTGGTGACTTATCTGTGATTTGTGTGGGGCAAGAGCAATCAGATTTAACACTGAAAGAGGTTCTTGTCGTTGAGATGTCAAAAATCCCTTTCAAACAACAAGAACAAGTTTATTACTATATTGGCGACCGATTGCCGCGCTTTTCTAAAGCAGCGAACGATGGACGCGGCAACGGACAATTTTTATCTGAAGCCGCATTTGACCGCTACGGACAAATCATCGAATCAGTGATGTTAAGTCAGTCGTGGTATGCAGAACATGCACCACCATTTAAAGCGGCACTCGAGGACGGTACATTTCACGGCATCCCACATCACGCAGATATGCTAGACGATTTGCGGGCATTTCAAGTCATCAAAGGCACACCTCGTATTCCAGATAAACGAACGCAAGGTAACAATGGCACGCAACGCCACGGTGATGCTGGCATTGCAAAATTGTTATTGTATTACGCTTATCGTACTGACAGTGGTTTTGAAATTGATTTTAAATCTATTGGTAAACGTGAAACGAGTTCACTTTTTAATAACAGTTATGCAGTGAAAAAAACACGACGTGGCTTTGGCACAATTCGCGGCGGTAATGATTTTAGAGGATATTAGGCATGGCTATAACAGATTGGTTTAAAAGTAAAAATAAAAAACCTGAAGTAAATAGAGAAATCGCCACAACAGGTGATGGACAGGATATTACAAAAGGTTATGTGAATGCACTAGCAGAACCTGAAGATGGCGTGTTACGTCTTCGTGGCGGTGGGGATTTAAGCATATATGAGCAAGTGTTAAGTGACGAAGAAGTAAAGCGAACATTTACACAACGACAAGATGCACTCATTGCAAAAGAATGGATTGTTGAACCTGCATCAGAAGAACCACAAGACATTGCTGCAGCGGATTTCATTCGTGACTGGGTGAATAGTATTGGTTTTGACCGCGTGACTAAATTGATGCACTTCGGTGTGTTTTACGGCTATGCCGTGGCAGAATTAATCTATCGTATCAATGAAGAAGGGAAATATATCGCGGATATTAAAGTGCGTAACCGTCGTCGCTTTCGTTTTACTCCTAAAGGTGAACTGCGCTTATTAACAAGAGATAATCAAACAGAAGGTATTGAATGTCCTGCACCGTATTTTTGGACTTTTTGCACAGGCTCTGATCATGATGATGAACCTTACGGTATCGGTTTGGCTCATTGGCTTTACTGGTCAAGCTTATTTAAGCGTAATGGTGTTAAATTTTGGCTCATTTTTTTAGAAAAGTTCGGTATGCCAACCGCACTCGGACGTTATGGCAAAAATGCCAGTCCAACCGATCAAGATAAATTGCTTGAAGCAATCTATTCCATTCAATCTGATAGTGGCATTATAGTCCCTGCAGATATGCCAATTGAATTATTAAGCGCAGGACGTAGTGGTACAGCAGATTACAAAGCCTTATTTGACACAATGAATGAGTCCATCCAACGTATTGTGCTTGGACAAACGTCCTCATCAGGAGGTACGCCTGGCAGACTTGGTAATGATGAGTTACAAGAAAAAGTATTAGAATCGATTATTAAAGCGGATTCTGATGTCATTTGTGAGTCATTTAATCAAGGACCTGTAACATGGTTAACTCAAATGAACTTTGCTACTGCCAAACCACCTAGGGTTTATCGTATATTTGAAGAAATGGAAGATTTAACGGATAAAGCTAAACGTGATCAGATTGTCTTTGAAACCACAGGTTATCGTCCAACATTGGCACAAATTGAAGCCAATTATGGCGGAGAATGGGAGAAAGCAGAAGTTGAGAGTGACAATCATCCTGCTCCAGAAAAGAAAAATAAGGCGAAAAAAACAGCAGATTTTGCAGAGCACCAGCATCATCATAGCGATATTCCCGCGCAAATGACCGATTTATTGGGTGAGAACTTACAACCTGTTGTGAGTGATTGGATTAAACAAGTAAGAGAATTAGTGAATAACGCCACTTCACTTGAACAAGTGCGCGATGAATTATTGACACTCATGCCTGAAATGTCGCTTGAGCAATATACCAATGCACTAGCAATCGCATTAGGTGCTGCGCATTTAGCGGGGCAAAATGCCGTGATTGATGAGGTTAAAGATGAACACCGTGTATAGTCGTTTACCTTTCCGTGAGCAAGTCGAGTTTTACAAGCGCAAAATTCCAACACCGACAGCCACATGGACTGATATTTATGCGGCAGAGCATGATTATGCTGCCGTAGTTGCAGGAGCTCATCGTCGGAAAATCATTGAAGATTTTGCAGCAGCCATTCAAGATTTTATTGAAAATGGCAAAACCCTTGAGGATTTTCGCCAAGCTTTTGATGAAATCGTTAAAAAACATCAGTGGCAATATAAAGGTGGACGCAACTGGCGCAGTCGCGTGATTTATGAAACAAATTTACGTTCTAGTTATCAAGCTGGGCGGTATGCACAGCTTGATGAAATGCGAGAGTCAATGCCGTACTGGGAATATGTACATTCCGATGCGGTGATCCATCCTCGTCCTGAACATATGGCATGGGATGGGTTAATTTTACGCCACGATGACCCATGGTGGAAAACGCACTTTCCAATTAATGCCTGGGGCTGTCAATGTTCAGTGATCGCCCATAGTCAACGGTACATGGATAAAATGGGGCTACAAATTGATACTGCCCCACCGTTACAATTAGAGCCTAAAATTGTCGGCGCGCGCTCTGCAAATCCGCGATTAGTTAATGTACCAAAAGGCATTGATCCTGGTTTTGAATACGCGCCAGGTGCATCTAGGCTAGAAAGCCATGTCCCTTTTAATCGTGATAGCGACAATACGAAGCGTGTAAGTGTTTTTCCAGCACGTGCTCAAACAGATATTGAAATGCCCTTACCTCGTAAGTTAAGCAGTGAGAAAATTCTCCCTTCAGATCAAAGTGATGAATTTTATATTCAGCATTTTTTAAGTGAATTTAATGCGACTAGCGGTAAACCTGTTGTCTTTTTTGATGTTATGCAGGAACCTTTGGTGATCAGCAAGTCACTTTTTACTTCACGCAGTGGTCATTCAAAATTGAAAAAGCGAGGTCGTGAAAAATATATGCTATTGCTTGCTGAGGCATTAAAGTTCCCAGATGAGATTTGGGTCCAAACTGAGTATTTTCACGATATTAAACACCTTGTTGTTCGACGTCGTTATATTTCACGTATTGAAATTGAAGAAAATGGCGAAATTATTCCGACACTTGCTGTATTTGAAGTGGGGAAAGATGGCTGGATTGGCATAACTGACTTTGTGGCAGAAAAAGCAGACTATATTAAACAAGTTCGCTCTGGCATATTGCTTTATCGCCGAGAATAAAAAAACCTCACTGGCTGCCACAAGTGAGGTGTGTCGAGGAATTGGAGGACTTGGCAGAGTCGTACTTCCTCGCTTCAAATTAACTATAGGATGAAATATGAGTGGCGTCAAGATTGAAATAAACACAGTACAGCTTAGTAAGATCCTTAATCAAGCAATGAAGACATTGGCTAATCCTAAGTCAATGTTTGCAGAAATGGGGGAAGAATTATTATCAATTCACCGCATTCGCTTTCTTCAACAGCAGTCGCCTGATGGCACGCCCTGGCAGCCTTTAAGTGAAGAATATAAGCAATCTAAGCGTAAAAACCGAGATAAGATTTTAACGCTTGATGGACATTTAAGTGAAACATTACGTTATCAAGCCAGCAATGATGGTGTAGAATTTGGCTCAGACAGAGTGTATGCTGCCATTCACCATTTTGGCGGCAGTATTCAGCCTAAAACGGCACATGCATTACATGTTGGTGGTCGCTTTTTCAAAAATGTCACAATTCCTGCCCGCCCATGGCTGGGTATTTCAGAAAAAGACCAAGCTGAAATGTTAAATATTGCCCGACATCACATTAAAAACGCAATTAAGCCCTCAAACGCGTAATTTCGCATTATTTGCTGAGATGTGATAAGTTATTGCTCAAAATGACTTTGGCGTGTTTATAAACGTTTATAAACGCTTAAAAACACGCTTTTATCTCCAGCTTACTATACCTTTCTCAATATTCTCTCTTTTATTTTTCTAGACGCGTCCAAAATACAAATCTTTTTACATTCTTCATACTGGACCTTGTGATAGTTAAAACAAGGTATTTAGTGCAATGAAATTAACCAAAATGGCGATTATGAAACTCGGCACACATAAAGCAATGGATGGTCGAGAAATCTCATTTACGGCTGACATGCTCAATGATATTGCCGCAAGTTATGATCCTCAACTTTCAGAAGCCCCAATTGTCATCGGGCATCCGAAATTAACAGCACCATCATACGGCTGGGTAAAACAAGCAAGTATTGAGGGCGATACCCTTTATGCACACGTCGGTCAAGTAGAAGCGGCTTTCGCTGATGCTGTTAATGAGGGGCGTTATAAAAAACGCAGTGCTTCAATCTTTTTGCCTGACTCACCTGGCAATCCTAAACCTGGTCATTATTACTTAAATCATATCGGTTTTTTAGGCGCCGCCCCACCTGCTGTAAAAGGATTGGGGGATGTGAATTTTGCCGCAAGTGATGCGGAAAATGCCTTTGCCGAATTTTCATTTGATATTGAATCCATCAACCATCAACCACAGGAGAAACCCATGGATAAAACCCCAGAAGAAATTGCAGCAGAAAAAGCGGCTGCAGATAAACAGCGTGAAGATGAGCTTAAAGCGCGTGAAGCGGCACTTAAAGCGCGTGAGGATAAAGTCGAACAAGCTGAAAAAGAGCAAAAGCAAGCCGCAAAAGCCGCGCTTGAACAAGATGCCGCAAGCTTTGCTTCAGAAATGGTTAGTAAAGGCAAAGTGTTACCCGCGCAAAAGCAAGCGTTAATTGAAGTACTCGTGGCAAATGCTAATCAGCCTATTTCATTCTCAGATGGCTCTCAAACTGTTTCTAAATCATCTGTTGATGTCATTAAAGAAATTATCTCGCAAAAGCCTATGGACTTCTCGGCTAAATCTGATCATGAAGGCGAAGAACAAGGTGCAGTTGATTTTGCGGATGGCGCGTCTATTGCAAATGCTGCCAGTGAATATGCGGCAGAGCAAGCACAAAAAGGTATCGTCATTAGTATGACCGAGGCTGTTAATCACATTATGAAAGGGAAAAAATCATGACACAAATTCAAGGTTTAATCGTGGCATATGTCACTGAAGGCAGTGTTAATCGCTTTACTATCGTTTGTCATGGTGAAGCGAAAGACAGTGCTAAACAAGCAACGGCACACACAGATAAGTTACTCGGGGTGTCCACACGACTACCAAAAGAACCTGGTGAGCATATTGATGTTGTGCGTTCTGGTATCACCCCAGTTGTCTACGGCGATACTGTGAAACGTGGTGATTTTGTTACAGCAGATAGCCAAGGACGCGCGGTTAAAGCTACCAGTGGTCAAGCTTATATCGGTATCGCGGAAGAAGATGGTGTAGAGGATGACTTAGGCAGTATTTTAGTCACAAACGGTGTATTCACTGGCTAACTCGAAATGACTTAGTTTGAATGAAACAACATTTCACTCTTTGAAAAAAGGATAGAACATATGAAAGCAGATTTTCCAACAAATCCAGTATTGACGGCAATTGCGATTGCATATCGCAACCGTCGCATGATTGCAGATCAAGTTTTACCGCGTGTTGCTGTCGGTAAACAGGAATTTAAATATAAAGAACATAATCTTGGCGATCAGTTTACATTACCCAAAACACATGTTGGTCGCACATCACGTCCAAATCAAGTTGAATTTGGCTCAAAAGAGAAAGCCAGTGCGACAGAGGATTATGCATTAGATGCCCCAATCCCAAATGTGGATGTTAAAAATGCACCTCAAGGCACTAATCCAAAAGGTAAAGCAACGGAATACACAACGAATCTTATCGAGTTAGATCGTGAAGTACGCACGGCAGGTCTTGTGTTTAAAAAAGGGTCGTATGCCTCTGGCTTAAGTAAAACATTAAGCGGTGCAGAACAATGGTCGCATGATGATTCCAAGCCAATTATTCAATTAACTGAAGCGCTCGACATTCCAGTGATGCGTCCAAACATCATGATTCTTGGGCAAAAAGCGGCAACAGCATTGCGTATGAATAAAAGCATCGTGAAAGCTTATAACGGTACGCTCGGTGATGAAGGTTTGGTACCACTTGAGTTTATTCGTGAGCTATTAGAACTTGAACAAATTCTTGTTGGTCAAGCATTAGTTAATACCGTTAATGCGAACAAAAAACCTGTACTTGCACGTGCGTGGGGCAATCACTGCTCATTGATTTACCGTGATTCGCTGGCTGATGCAACCAATGGCATTACTTTTGGTTTTACAGCGCAATTTGGTACGCGTGAAGTGCGAGAAATTGAAGATAAAGACATGGGGTATCGTGGTGGTGTCCGTGTGCGTGTTGGTGAGTCTGTTAAAGAACTTATCACTGCACCAGATCTCGGATATTTCTTTGAAAACGTTATCGCATAAGGTCGCCACATGTATATCACACTGCAACAATTAAGCGAAAAACCGGGTGTTGTTGAGTTAGCACAAGTCACTGCGCAGGTGGGGCAACCCCCTGCCGACTGGCGTATTATCAGCAAAATCATTGATGGCGAAGATGTTGCGAGTGAACAACCTGCGGCAGTTGAAAAAGCGCAGCAGTCAATCGCCCGTATCGACGAAGTGATTGTAGACTCCAGCGCGTTAATTGACGGTTATTTACGTCAACGTGGCTATAAGCTACCGTTTAAGCAAGTACCACGCATTTTAACCACGTGGGCGCGCGCCATTGTTCGCTACTCTCTTCATCAGCATTTGCCCTCTGAAGAGAAAAATAGCCCGATTGTGCGTGACTATCGTGATGCCTTGAAATTGTTGCAGCTAGTTGCAGAAGGTAAGTTTTCGCTTGGGCTTGAAGATACGCTAGCGGAGTCTTCTGGTGAACCCAAATTTATCAAACGCGAACGTGTTTTCACGGCAGAAACACTGAGGGATTACTAATGCAATATGGACCGTTTGACTTAAAGCATGTGCTTGAGCAACTCAAGCCATTACAACCAGAACATATTCACACTTTAGGTTCTACCGCGGAATATCGTTCTCTTTCTGAGTTAAGTATGGCGGGGTTGGCAACCCCCGCTGTCTTTGTTGTACCAAATGGTGAGGTCGGTCATCAAAATGACATTGCGGTACGTCAAATGGTCACCGTGAGTTTTTCTGTCATTGTTATTGTGCAGTCGTATCAATACAGCAACGAAACGCCACATTTTAATGTTAGCAACCCTGTTATTGGCAAAATCCGCGAGCGGCTGATGGGCTGGGTGCCACCGGTGAAAGGTGCAAAAGAAACTTTCTTTGTACGCGGTGACATTGTTGATTACACCAATTCTTATCTAGTCTGGATGGAAACATACCAAACTAAAATCATCATGGGGAGAAATAGATGAAAAAAGTCAAGTTAATTAAATCGCATATTCATGCAGGTGTGAGCCACTCTGCGGGGGATGTGCTTTATGTCACTGATGCAGATGCACAATTTATCACATCTCGTGGTATTGGTGAGTTTGTCAAGAAGAAAAAAGATGACAGTAAAGAGAAGGATAAAAAATCCACATCTGAAAGTGATCAAAAACAAGCCGAGGGTGATAACAAATCACTTGATACAGATAACAACTTAAATGATGGAGAAAATAACGATGAGTAGAGCGGAAACATACAGCTATGGTCAGGGTAAAGTCTACCTTGCAGAGCGTTTGCCAAGCGGTGAAATTGGTGCGCAACGCTGGGTAGGTGATGTGTCTGAATTGAGCATCTCGTTAAACGTCGAAGATTTAACGCATAAAGAATCTTACAGTGGTAATCGTCAAGAAGTACGTAAAATCATCACGGCGAAAACGGGTGAAGTGTCAGCGAAGTTTCATGAGTTAAGTGCGGAAAATCTTTCATTAGCATTGCTTGGTCAGTCGACAAAAATTGAAGCGAGTTCAGTCTCTGGTGAAAAATTACCGGAAGAAATCAAAAAAGGTGATCGCATTGCACTCGCGCATCAAAACGTCAGCTCAGTGACAATTGGTAGTTTAGTTGAAAACACCGATTTCATTGTTGATGCAACATTCGGCGCGGTCGAATTTTTAAAAGAAATTAGCAGCAACAGTGACACAGTATCGTACAGCTATGGTGAAGTGTTAAATGTCGCGTTGCTCACTGAAAACCCGAAAGACTTGTTCTTGCGTTTCGAGGGTGTGAACTTAGCTGAAGATAACGAATGGACGCTAGTTGAGCTGTATAAAGTGAACTTTAATCCGACAGATGCGCTTTCGCTTATCAATAGCGGAAATGAACTTGATGCATTAAATGCTAAAGCGAAGATTTTAGCGGATACAACAAAAACAGGCGATAAAACGCTCGGTCGCTTTGGTCGTGTCGTTAAAATCACCAAGTAATTAACACTCTCGGCAACGTGCCGAGAGCTGTTTTAAATCACATTTAAATGAGTTTTAAAAATGACAAAAACAGTAAAAGACGAGCTTAATATTTTGTTTCCAAACGCCAAAATTAATATTGCTGGCGTGGAAGTTGAAGTTAAAGAATACACGCTACTGCAGCAGCTACAACATCATGAAAAATTAATGCCATTTATTCACGTATTACGCAATGCAATGGCAGACAAAAAGAGCTTTAATCTTGACAAGCTCATGGATTGTATCAGCGCGCATTATCAAGCTGTACTTGAGCTGGTCGCACTATCAACGGATCAGAGCGTTGAGTTTATTCAAAATTTAAAAGGCGAAGATGCAGAATCTTTATTAATGCTTTGGTGGACAGTAAACAGCGATTTTTTTACCCGCAAGGTGTTACAGCCGACACTAGAAAAAATGGCGATGAAGCAAGTCGAGACATTGACTTCGGCGAGCTCATCGAGCACTTAATCGCAAACGGTCATCGTTTTTCAGACGTTAAACACTATACCACACGTCAAATTGCCCTTTTCTATGAAAAGTCATTGCAACGTGAACGCAGAGCACGTGCGGGCAGAACAATGGATACCTGCTATGGCGTAAACGGTGGGAAAGAAATTCAGGACTATATAACCCAATTGACCGCTTGAGAGCGGTCAATTTTTAAAGTGGGCTATGGACTATATTGCGGCAAATAAAATGGCGAGCAAGGCAACTAAAGGCTCTCTAATAATAAACGCGATAATGCCCATCACGGCGATGAGAAACAAGCTTAAAAGAAGGGCTTGAAATGCAGTCAAGACACCGAATAGCGCAAGCAAAAAGCTGATAGATAACGGCAGTGTCATAATAACAGTCACTATTAGCTCAATATAAGCATCATATTTTTTATTCATATAAGAGCTCCTATGTCAAATTTAACACTTGCATTAAAAATTAAAGCAGATTTAAACAATGCGTTGCACAATTTTAAAGCACTTGAAGCCGAATTACAACGCACGGGTAAATCAGCGGGCGCACTGGGTGCTAAAAGCGGAATTGGCGCAAAAGGGCTTGATGCGCTTGGTAAACAAGCCGATAACGTCACAAATAAACTGGGTAAAACCCGTGCAGGCATTGAGTCTATCAGTCGTCAATTATCCCGTTTGCAACAACTTTCCACTGCTTTTATCGGTATTAATCTCGGTACAAGTGGCATTCAGTCGCTTTTAAACACAGCAGATGCATACAATAACTATGAAGCGCGTATTCGTCTGGTTTCGCGTTCAAATAAAGATGCACAGGGCACGTTTCGTGAACTCATGCAAGTAGCAAATGATACAGGTCAACTGTTTGAAGCAACCGCCGAGCTTTATACGCGCGTTTATCGAAGCATGGGCAGTAATGCCAATAGTGCGGAAATTCTTCAATTCACTAAAACTATTCAACAAGCACTCGTCGTCTCGGGTGCGGGCGCACAAGAAGCCAAAGCGGCATTAATCCAGCTATCGCAAGGTTTAGCCTCAGGGACATTGCGCGGTGAAGAGTTTAACTCGGTTGCCGAACAAGCCCCTGTCATTCTTGAAATCTTGCAGAAATCACTGGGTAAAACGCGCGGTGAACTTAGAAAAATGGCAGAAGACGGTGAGCTGACTCCACAACTTATTTTAGCTGCGACAAAAGAAGCGCAAGAGCAAATTCAAGCGCAATACGATCAGATGCCCAAAACCATTAGCCGTGCGGTCAATGAGCTTTCTAACGCATGGCTACAATTTATCGGTCAGGCGGATAACGCAACATCTGCTTCATCACTGATTGCCTCGTCAATATCTGCACTAGCAGATAGCTTAGATGAACTCGGTGCAATCGCTATTGTAGCGGGCGCAGTATTTGGTGTACGACTTCTTGCATCATTAAGAAAAGTGGCTATTGCGTATGTTCAAGAACAAGCTGCCGCAACAAAAAGCACGCTTGCAACAAGGGCGAAAGCACAAATTGATGTCATGGCAGCAAGATCTGCACATATTGCGGCAGTCAAAGAGCTTGAGCTGGCGCGAGCAAAAGACGCTGGTTACGCCTCATCAAAACGTTTAACACTGGCAATGCAAACAGAAGAAGCCGCAAGTAAACGGCTTGCACTGGCTAAAGGCATGCTCGCAAAAGCCGAAGCATCAGCAAAAGGCGTGGGATTGGCATCGCGTATCGGCTCAGGTGCGCTGGCATTTGTTGGCGGTGGTTTTGGTGCGGCTGTGTTAGCAACATTCGGCTTAATCGCGGCTTATCAATATCTCAAAGCAAAAGAAGAGGAATTAGAGGCGCAATACAATCAGACACTCTCGTCTATTCAATCACACATTGACAAGACAGAAGAGCTCATTGAGTCACGTCAAAGACTCGGTGAAATCGGTGGTTTTTCAGACAGAATGGCACAACTAGAGAGCAATAAAAAAGCACTGGATGATGCCAAAAAAGAGCTTGAGTTACTCAAAGCAAAACGTGCTGAAATACAAGAAATCAATCAAATCAGCGGGTTTGGATTTGCAGACACATCTAAGCTTGAAGAATACAACAAGAAAATTCAAGAGCTTGAGAATCAAGCTAACAAGCTCACAACTAACACAAAAAATCTCAGTGAAATCACTGAGTCACAGCTTAACGCTGCATTTGATGCAGCCATAGAGCACGGCGGTGCATTGGCTGAAAAGCTAAGAGAAATCGGTGACGCAAATGCAAAAGAAGCTATCGAATTATTAACGCCCGTCATTAAAGATGCTGAAGAGCAAATGAAATCGGCAAGCTCAGAGCTTGACGAAATCAATGTCAAACTCGGTAAGGAGCTGGTGAATGTCACGCAAACGGCGAAAGAGCAATTGCTTTCACTCGGTGAAAAATTCATGGCAATGGCACGTGATGCGGGTTTAAGCGGACAGGTGCTTGATACATTCAATAAAAAACTTGCGGAAAACTTAAAACTCATTGATGAGATTGATAATGCAAAAATCGCAAAAGATAACGAAAAGTTTTTTGGTGATCTAAGTAAACGTGCACGTCAAGCAAAAATGACAACAGAAGAGCGTTTAGTTGATGATATCAATCACAGAGAGGGAGCGACGCCAGAACAGATTGCACAAGCTCTTAAAGACGCAAAAGCGATTGCAGAAGGTGAAAAATACCGTAAGTCAAAAAACAAAAAGACAAAGTATGACGCTGATGCCAAAAACCTTGAACTGAATATTCAATACTTGCGCTTAACAGGGCAAGAAGTCAAAGCCAATTTAACTGACATCGAGGGACGTTATAACAAGTTGCTTGCCGAGTTTCAAAAGGCAGGGAACGTGGAAGGGATTAATTTAATTAAAAAAGTGCTGCCGCTTGAGCAAGCAAAAGTGCAAATTGATGGTGTGCAGGCTGAAATCAATCGTCTGTTTCAAAATCAAAGCGCACAAGAACAGCGCATTCAATCCCAAGTAAACACAGGGCTTATCTCACATCTTGAGGGGCAACGACAGCTTAAAGAAGTCTATGCACAAACGGTGACCGAGATTGAAAAACAATTGCCACTACTAGAGAAACTCTCAAAAATGCCCGGCGCGCAAGGTGAGCAAGCGCGCAATATGCTTGAGCAAATGAAGTTAAAAATTGTTGAGTTAAAAAGTGCGGGCAATGACTTGGAAAAAGCGTTCAAAGACGGGCTGACACAAGGCATTCAAAGTTCACTGATGGGGCTTGCACAGGGCACCATGACGTTACGTGATGCCATTAAAAATCTCGCATTAACGATTGTGAATTCCATGGCGCAAATCGCCGCACAACAGCTTGCAATGCAGGCAACCAGTGCAATCGGTGGCTTATTTGGCGCGGTCGGGGGCGTGGTGACTGCGGCAACTGGGGGTTATATCACAGGACCAGGCACTGGCACGTCCGACTCTATCCCCGCACGACTGTCAAATGGTGAATACGTGATTCGTGCAGCTTCTGTATCACGCTACGGGGTGGATTTCTTGCATGCAATTAACCGCGGACAACTGCGTAAATACAGTACCGGCGGGCTTGTCTCTATGCCGAAAGTGTCCACAGGCAAAGAGCCGGGCTTGACGCAAGCGATGCAAAATAACACGGGTGTGCACGCGGTGGCGTCACCCGTGCATATTCAACAAACCTTGGCAGTTGACAGTGCAGAGCTTTTTACTGCAGGTATTAATACGTATGACGGCGAACAAGCGGTATTGACGGTCATTCGCGCGAACAAACAAACAATTAAAGAAGAATTGAAATAAGAGGTAAACATGGCATACGAAACAGGCACCGCGCAAAATGAGCGCGATTTACTCGATAAAATCAACACGTTTTTAACCACAAATGAAGAGCTAGTACGTGACGGACAGGCGTGGACAATGTTGTTTGAACGAACGTTAGATGCCACGCCTGTGCGAAAACCTATTCGTCAAATCGCATGGAAATCAACCGGCACCGGCGTTGAGCAAGATATTTATCTGTGTGCATCGACTGACAATTTGATTGCAGAAGATACGTTTAACATTAATTTTTGGGGCGGTACATTCTTTAATAGCCAATTTGTCACCGCAACGGAAATTGAGCGCGGCATGATAAACGCCTCGCCCGGCGTTGTGCTCTTTGCTGACGACCGTCCGGTTGAATATCACATCGTCGCATCAGGTCGCTGTTGCAAGATTATTACACGTATTTCGCAAGTGTGCTCAAGCGCTTACCTCGGCTTTATTTTGCCAACAGTGCCGCCAACGGAATATCCGTATCCGCTTTGTGTGGCAGGCTCTGCCCCGTTAGTGGACATAAATAAAAATAGAAGTTTGACGCGCTATTCACAAAATAACCACTTTGTCTCTTCTATTGTTGATCCACGCTATGGTAATTGCTGGCTAATGACACCTGACCAGGCGTGGCGCGATTTTTTCGGTTCTCGCTATGAAAATATCACATCGGATTCAGCAAAACAGCGTTTATTCCCGACGTGCAATTATCGCCGTGATTGGCATGAAGTCCCTTATTCACAAGACAGACTTGGTGCGGCACCGGGTGAGATTTACCCATTAATTCCCGTTGAATTTATTAGTATGCCAGATTCAAGTCAGGGACTAAATCGCTGGGGAACAATGGACGGCGTGTACTGGGTGCCGGGGTTACAGCGTGCGGCAGGTGATGTCATTGAAAGTGAAACCGAAAACTTTAGAGGAATTGTATTTAACGGCACATTTCGTGTGTCTGTGCGTGATTTTTTTGTAATTGAAACGGGGGCATAAAATGGCTTATCAGACAGGTACAGCAACTTCAGTTGTAATCTTGCTTGAAAAATTAAAAGACTTTGCACAATCTCAAAATTGGACAATTCACAAACATACTGCAACACAATTATTTCTTAAAAATAACGAAGGCTACTGGGCGTTAGAATTTAAAGATAAGTTACTTTTTACGATTGCGTGCACTGGATTTGACGATAGTCGCGATGTATTCAATCAGCCAGGTAGTTCCGCAAACCCACAATCTGCATTTCAACAAGTCAAAACAGCAACATCGCATTTAGAAAATGGCAACTTTGTGACGTATGATTTTTTCGGCACAAGCCAGTATTTACACGTGGTTGTTCAGATTGGAGCTGAGCGTTTTCGACACTTTGGTATCGGTACGCTAGATAAGGAGGGTGTGTACACAGGCGGTCAATATGCTTTTGGCACTTATATGCAAAAAGGTTATGAGCGATATAACAGCTACGATCATAATTTTGGTTTCTCCGCAGGTGCTAAGAGTTTTTTACCTGTTTTGCGTGCAGATGGCTTGGCGGGTGAGACGAAAAGCCCATGGTATTTTTGTCCATTTGATGCCTGGGTAAAAGATATTGCCGAAAAAGATTTTGGCAAAGCATTGTTGACGCTCGGTCGAGCGGCGATGTACACAACAGATAGAACATCACATCCAGATTTAAAATTGGTCGATTGGAGTCAATCAAAATTTGGACAAATGCTCATTCCCTGCCCTCATAGCTTAATTGCGCATTGCAAAGACGGCGTGTTACGTCGTTTAGGTATATTACCAGATAGATATGAATGCACGATGAACGGTATCGCACCGCGTCAAATCTTAACAATGCTTGGTGAACGTTGGATGATAGTGCCGAGTGCACAATATGATCATAGAATTAAATATGACTTAGAAAGTGGATTAGATAATTCAGGCGTGCAAGGCGTCGCATATCGTATTGTTGAGTGAGTAGAAGATGGCAACAATTAAAGGGTATAAAGTCACACATCAAGGCACGGGTTATGGCAGTTTTCTAGTCGGACTGACAACATATCGCGCGGCAACACAGCGTATTATCAAGTCAAAGGCTGTTCAATATGGTACAAAAGGTGCGACAGTTAAGCAAAACTTAACAAAATCAACAAAAGCATACATTGTGCCAAATTACTATAAAACACTTTATAGCCGCGTCTATGTCATCCCGCATATCGTCAATCTTGGCTCTATTTCAATTGAACAAATCTTTAATGTGCAAGTCTGGAATGCAAATCGCCACGCGGTGAACTTAACATCTCTTCAGACACGTGACGCAGAAGGGATTGAGTTTAACGGTGCTGCAGCACCGCTTAAATTTCACTCGCTCGCGTTGAAAAAATGGACGGTTAAAGTGTCAATGAACGGTCCCGCAGTGATTGATGCGCGCGCTTCGTGGCACTTTGTCAATCACTCGCCCGTCACGCTTAATATTACAGGTTCTCGCTCAACTGAATGGTCGTTTTTCCCAGATTGGAGCGAAAATATCATCGAAAACTTGCATTTTTTAACGACAGTACATCAGTCAATTACAGGTGCCGAGCAACGCATTGCAAAACGGTTATCTCCACGCCGCACATTTGAGTTTAAAGTCACGAAAGAAGGTGTTAACCGTCAAATATTTGAAAACATGCTCTATGCGTATGGCTCGCGCATCTGGTCTATGCCGATTTTTACCGATTGTGCAACGCTGTTACAACACGTTGAGCCAGGCGACCTTGAAATCAATATCAAGACTCAAGGCTATGATTTTAGCCCTGGCGGTCGCGTATTATTGATGAACGGGAAAACTAAAGAGATGCTCGAGATTGTTGGGCTTGAAACAGAAAAACTGATTTTAAAACGCCCGACAGTGAATCATTTTGATATTTATACTGCGGTTTATCCTCTACGTGCTGCAGTATTGACTGATATGCCGACACTCACTCGATTAAGTGATGGTGTCTCGAGCGCACAAGTACGCTTACAAGTGCATGAACACAACGCGTACTCTGATGATATCACGCACTTGCCGACATACCGCAATCACCCAGTTTTAGAACCGACAAGCGAATGGTCAGAAGATGTCACCGCACAATATTTGCGCTTGATTCAGACGCTTGATAACGAAACGGGACTGCCGTTTTATCTTGATACGGCACGCAAAGCGTTTCAAATCACAAGTCATCGCTTTGTGCTAGCGAATCGTGAAGAACAGCGCAAATTACGTCAGCTGTTCTACTATCTACGTGGCAGACAGCGCGCAATTTGGGTTGCCACCTCGGCAACAGATATCACGCTGAAATCAGACATTTCTACTAAGACGTTTGATATCTATTTCATACACTACACCGCGATTTTGAAAAATCAAGTCGGTCGTCAAGATATTCGTATCGAGTGCACAGACGGCAGTGTGCACTATCGCAGAATCGTCACATCATCAGTCGTTGACGAGCAAACAGAGCGACTCTCATTTGATGGTGAAGAGTTAAGAATTAAGCAAGAAGAGATAGCAAAAATATCCTTTCTCACGCTCTCTCGACTTGAAAGCGACCAGGTGACATGGACACATCACACCGATGCAGACGGTGTCGCAACAGTGACCGTGAGTTTCCGTGGGTTACGTGATGAACTAGAGGTTTAAAAGAGGTTTAAAGATGAGTTTTTTAGACAAAGAGCACTCTATCGCAGACGGACAGCCTGTCACGCTGTATCAGTTCATCCGCGGCGATAACGAAAAAATCTGGCGGTTTTGTGACGCAGATAAAGACATCGTGGTTAATAACGAAAAGTGGACCGCCATTGCCATCTCGGACACCGGGCGTCGCACGGGTGAAAATATCAATATCACACTACCGAGTAATAACCCTGTGGCACTGCTTTATCGCGGTATGCCGCCAAGCCAAACCGTGAAAGTCATGGTTATGCGTTTGCATTATGAGCAACAAGAAATGCGCGTGGTGTGGGTGGGCACAATCATTGAAGCAAAACGTCCTGATGTGCATAAAACGCAACTTATCTCGGCTGGGCTTTCAGCCACGATGGACAGCGCAGGACTGCGCCTTACTTGGGGGCGCAACTGCCCATATACATTGTATGACCAAGACTGCCAGTTAAATCCGAAAAACTTCGCAGTGGCAGGGCTTACGATTAGTGCGATGGACGGTGTGATGATTGTAGTCAATGTGCCCGATGATTTGCCGGAAGGCTGGTTTAATGCCGGTTTTATTGAGTGGATTGACAGTGACGGGGTGCGTGAAGTGCGCGCGGTTAAAACACATAAAAACAACCAGCTCACACTACTTGGTGGCACACAGAAACTCTCTGTCGGCACAGTGATTAAAGCGTATCCCGGTTGCGATGGTAGACCTGTTACTTGTTTGAAAAAGTTTAACAATATGCTCAATTTTGGCGGCGTCCCGCACATGCCGAATAAATCCCCGTACGACGGTTCAAGAGTATTTTAAATAAGAGGAGGTTGATATGTTTGCAGCAATTGGTTGGGCGATTGTTCGTGCGGTAGCCGTCATGGCAATCAGTTATTTAGTCAACACCGCACTCGCTCCACGTCCGCGCACGGGGCAAAGCATCGAGGCAGTATCAAGCGAGGAATGGAACTTCCCGCAAGTGGATGAAGGTATTCCGCAATGCGTGTTTTTCGGTGATTGCTGGACAGAAGACTGGCAAGTATTAGCTTACGGTAACTACCGTTCAAGCCCGATTAAGAAGGGGTAAATAATGGAAAAGTTGATCATTACAATGCAAGACATGCGTCGCGTCGGTTTTTGTGCATCGGGCGTGGAAACATTTTTTAAACGCGAAAACTTAGATTTTAACGACTTTTTACAAAACGGCATTGAGGCACAGACACTATTAAATACAGGCAGTGTGTTTGCCCGTAAATGTGTGGCAGAAGCTGAAAAAGCAAGAGGTGAATAATGGGTGGTAAAAGACGTGGCGGCGGTCCGGTTACAGTTGGCTACAGATACTATTGGGATATTCAATCGGGCATTGGGCGCGGACCGGTGGATGAAATTGTGGAAATCCGTGTAGATGATAAAACCGCGTATGTAGGCACGCCTGGTGAGCTGACACAATCGAAAGCTATCTATATAGACAAGCCTAACCTTTTTGGTGGCGAGGCGACTGGCGGTGAAGGCGGCATTCAGGGAAGAATGGAAATTTTAATGGGTGACCCGGACCAAAAGCCGACACAAATGCTGATCAATTTACTGAAAAATGTACACAATCCTCCGCTTAATTCGGCATTAAGTGGAAAAGGACGTAAAAAAAGAACAAGGCAGCAACAAGTCGAGCAAAGCACCTTTTTCTCAAACGGTGATATTAGCGCAGGTAATGTCAGTCCCGAGGATGTGATTCCAGGCTTTCGTGGCACCGTCACAACCGTATTTAGCGGACTTATCAGTTGCTATAACGCGTATCCGAAAAAGCACAGTTACCGCGTTCGTCGCACGCACAAGTGGGGCGCGGTTGCACCATGGTATCCGGAAAAAGCCCGGATTTTACTGCGTAATGACAATTTGAAGATTTCAGGCTTAACACCAGAGCAAGAAGAAAACGTGCGTCAGATTCACGCCATGAATCCTGCGCATATTTTGGTTGAGTGTGCAACAAACAAGAGCTGGGGCGGGAAAAAAGACATTACGGAATTGGATATAGAAAGCTATAAGAAAGCGGCAGATACACTCTTCAAGGAAGGCTTTGGGCTGTGTATTCGCTATAATCGTCAGGGCTCAGTTAAAGAGTTCGTGCAACAAATTATCGACCACATCGGTGCGGTGCAATACGAAGATGTTAAAACGGGGAAATACGCCGTTAAACTCATTCGTAACGACTATAAAGTCGATGAGTTGCACACCTTTAACTACGACAACGGCATTTTACGCGTGCAAGACGATGACAATGCGGCAACAGATAATGCGGCTAATCAAGTGGTGGTGAAATACCTCGACCCGGTGACGAATCGTGAAGATAAAGCCATTGCTAATAACATCGCGTCAGTGCGTATGCATGGTGTGATTACAAAAACCGTGGAATACAAAGGTATTCCCACGTTTGATTTAGCCGCACGTGTTGCACAGCGCGATTTAGAGATTGTGGCAAGTAGTTTGACGCGGCTTAAAATCGTCTTTGACATGCGTGCGAGTGAACTCACACACGGCGATGTATTTAAAGTGAGTCTTCCCGACCGCGGCATTGAAAGCGCGGTATTTCGTGTGAGTCACATCGAAAACGGCAACGAAGGTGAGTTTATTGTCACCTGCATGCAAGATGTCTTTGGCTTGCCTGCGGCAAACTATTCAACTCAAAAAGCCGACTCGCTTTACACGCCACCAGATTATAGTGCTAAACCCATTACTCACAGCCACGTGTTTGAAATCCCTTATCATGTTTTTCCACTTGTGTTTAGTGATGCAGAGCTTGCCTTTATTAAACCAACGGATTGCTTTATCGCGGCAATGGCAGATGCACCGACACCACTATCCATTGGTTTTGAGATTTTAACTGATGCAGGCGCAGGTTTTAATGACACAGGTGAAGGCGATTTTACGCCATCGGTGTTGCTATCTGACGATATTAATAAATATCAAACGCACTTTAAATTTAATGAAAGCACGCACAGCTATGCGTTGAAAAACGCGGTTGCGCTGATGATTGATGATGAAATCGTGAAAATTGAATCAGTGGATTTAAAAACGCGGACAATTAATGTAGGACGAGGTTGTGCGGATACGGTCCCGCAAGCACACAGCACAGGTGCTAGAGCGTGGTGCTATTTGCTCGCAAGTGGCGAAGACAACACGAAATACACGGTCAATGAACAGTTAAACGTCAAACTTTTAACTAAAACAGCACAAGAAACACTCGCAGAAGATGACGCCGAGGTGCTTACAATTACGACACAGCAACGTCAAGCGCGTCCTTACCCGCCAGGCAACGTAAAAGTAGATGGTGCGTTTATTAATAATATTGCAGATAGTTCAGCATTTATCATCAGCTGGGCGCATCGTGACCGCGATGTACAAGCGGATAATCTGATTTCACACACAGAAGACAGCACGATTTTGGGTGATGGCGTCAGTTATGAAATCGCATTATTGAATGATGACACCGTTTTGCGCACTATCTCGACAACAGATAGCCAGTTTAGCTATCCGGACCCGCAAAAAGTGGTGGGCGAAGAGTTTAATAAAATGACGCTTTGCTCGGTAAAAAACGGCTTAAAAAGCTTGTTTAACTATACTTTCAGCGTTGCGGGCGCCATGCAACTATTATATGGCTGGAACTACGCAGAGGAGTTCACGCAAGGTGAGTCGCTTATTTATCACTATAACGATAGTGATATGCCCGGCGGAAAATACATCATGCTTTCATCAAATGCAGATCAGCATTCTGCGATTTATAAATCGTTTGCTGTTGATTCAAGCGTGTACAAGCGTTTTGCACTCTCATATAAAGTCGGCACATATGATAAGCGAAATGGGCTTTGTGTTGTTTCAGTGCAACTTTATCGCGGTGATGAGTTTGTGTCAGCGTTTGTGTCAGAACAGCTTGGCGAATTTGACACAACAGAATGGCGAGTCAAGCAAGTTGAAGGTGAATTACCGGAAGGTGTCACAGAAATCAGGTTCAAAATCAACGTAATCGGCACAATAAGAAATAATGCGATTGCATTTAAAGATATTGTTGTGAAGGGAGGTGAATAGGAAAAGAAGACGAAATCAAACATCTAATAAGCACACATTAACTTTAATAAAAATAAGGAGCAAATATGAAGAATAAATTAACGCTAGAAGATATCAAATCTGTCATTGTTAAAGCCGAATATCATCGTTTAACAGATAAGCTAACCACTTGCGTGTTAACACTAAAAAATGGTTATACAGTGACGGGAGAAAGTGCTTGTGTTGACTCTTCAAATTATGTCAAAGAAATCGGTGAGAAAATCGCATACGACAATGCAGTAAGTAAGGTTTGGACTTTAGAAGGTTATTTATTGCAACAAAAGTTATTTGAAAATCAAAACAGTTAAACACGGGTAGCGAGCACACTTTGCGCAGCGTGCTCGCCTTATCACCCACAGAACGCACCTGTAGGCAATAACTATTGCTAGACCCGCGGTCTCAGCCAAGACATGTAAAGTCTAGCGCATTTTTTCAGTATGTGAAAGAGGCTTACAGTAT